AACAACTTCCTCAACGGCAGCGGCGGCAGTGAGCCTCTCGGCGTTTTCGTTGCGAGTGCAGACGGCGTGAGCACATCGAGCGATCAGAACGTCGGAAGCACTTCTGATGTCACGGCCGATGGATTTATCAAAACGGCCTACAAGCTCAAAGCACCGTACCTCGCAAAGGCGACATGGTGTCTTCACAGAGACGTTGTGCGGAATACACGTCTTCTGAAGGACGGCGAAGGCCGTTACATTTGGCAATCTGGGCTCGCGTCGAATCGGGTGGACACGATAGTCGATCGCCCCTACGTGATGTCTGAATACGCCCCCAACACGTTCAGTTCGGCGGCTTACATCGGCATCTTGGGCGATTGGTCTTACTACTGGATCGCCGATTCGCTGATGATCGAAATTCAGCGGCTGGACGAACTCTATGCTGCGACGAATCAGGTAGGATTCATTGTTCGCAGCGAGTGCGACGGAATGCCCGTCTTGGCTGAAGCCTTCGCCCGCATGAAACTCTCTGTCTAAAGGAGAACCGAAGAATGAGTATTCGGAATCTTTCAAAGGAAGTATTCCCGAAGCTCGTGCAGGCACCACTTGCATCGGGCGGGACGGATCTGGCTTCCAAGTACGTCGATATGATGAATTACCCTGGCGGCGTGACGTTCATCGGCATTCTCGGTACGGCCGGATCAACCGACGTCTGCACGCTTCAGGTGTGGCTTTCGGCATCGACTGCAACCACAGGACATGCGTCGACTACGTTGACGATGACCACGACGGCTGGCGAATCGGACAAACTGATGATTCTGGACGTCGTGAAGCCGATTCCGCGATATGTCAAAACGCATTTTACGCGATCGGCGGCCGTGGAGTATGGCGGCACTGTGGCTTTGGCCTACGGTGCCCACAAACAGCCGGTCTCGTCGACCGGAACTGATCTCGTTTCCACCCCCGTGACACACGCGGGATCAACCTAGACCGACCGTGCCTTCAATGGCTACCTTGCCGCGGGCCGGAGTCCTCCACCGGCCCGCGGTGAGGGCAACCAACGGCGGACAGAAAAGGAGTCGAAATGGCTTATCAACCAAAAGTCTACAAGGACAGCGGCGGTGACCGCCTCGTAGTTGCCAGCGGTGGCGAGATTCAGATGGAATCCGGCTCCACGCTGGATATTCAATCTGGTGCCACACTGGCATTCATGGGCACGCAGGCTTTTGATGACATTGTTGGTGCTGATACGTCACTTGGTATTACTGGCCAAGCAGCAGCCAGTGCAACTTCTGCCGGCGGCGCGATTGCAATTGCCGGAGCGGCAGGCGGTGCGACGTCGGGAACCGGTGGTGCGGTAACTGTGACCGGTGGTGCAGCCACGGCCGGGAATTCCGCAGGCGGTGCAGTCACTGCGACTGGTGGCATCGGCAAGGGAAACCTCGCCGGTGGGGCGGTGTCGAGTGTCGGGGGTGTCGGTGGTGCTACCGGGGCTGGCGGTGCAGCCGCGGTAACTGGTGGGGCTGGCGGCTCGACATCCGGCACGGGCGGTGCGGCTACGATCACCGGTGGTGCCGCGAGTGCCGGCAATTCCATCGGTGGAGCCGTGACGGCGACCGGCGGAATCGGGAAAGGCAATCAGGCAGGCGGGGCGGCTAGCGTTATCGGTGGCGTTGGTGGTGCGACCGGGGCCGGTGGAGCGGCAGCGCTTACCGGCGGTGCTGGTGGGGCGACTTCTGGTACTGGCGGAGCCGTGACGATGACCTCGGGCGGTGCCACAGCCGGTTCGGGGAGTGCTTCTGGCAATATCACGCTTGCAGCCGGTGCGGCCGGAACCCATACGACAGGGACCGGTGGTGCAGGCGGAACGGTAGCGATCACCGGGGCCGCGGGTGGAGCCGCAACTGGTGCGGCTGGAGTTGGTGGGGCAGGCTCGGCAGTGCAGGCAGCAGCCGGTGCCGGTGGTGCTGCGAGCAATGCGGCCGGCGGAAACGCTGGAGCTGGCGGTGCCGGATATGTCCACGGTGGTGCTGGTGGAGCGGCGACGGGGACGGGGGCTGCCGGCGGCGGCGTCGGCGGGGCTGTGGATTTGACGGCGGGGGCCGGTGGAGCCGCGGCCGGAACATCTGCTGCCGGAGCCGGTGGTGCTGCCTCGCTCGTTAGCGGTGCCGGCGGTGCCAAGACTGGAACCGGTGCTGCTGCTGGCGGTGCCGGTGGTGCTGTTGCTATCACGTCCGGTGCTGGTGGTGCTACCGCATCGACGGGCGCGAACAACGCCGGGAACGCCGGCACGATCACAGTGACCGGTGGAGTCGGCGGTGCGGCTAGCGCCGGAACTGGAAACGGGGGGACTGGTGGGGCTTTCACGGTTGTCGGCGGTGTCGGCGGAACGACAGTGGGCGGGACGGCCGGGCCAGGTGGTGCGATCACCCAGACAGCCGGCGCTGGTGCAGCCCAAGCCTCGAACGACACACCCGGGACCGGTGGAGCGGTTGCCCTTACGGCCGGAGCCGGTGGCGCGAACTCCGGCGGCGCCACTGGTGCGGCTGGTGGTGCTGGTGGGGCGGCAAGTCTGACGGCGGGAGCCGGTGGGACGACTACTTCCACGGGAGCTCATGCCGGTGGTGCTGGCGGTGCGGTCACTGTGGCCTCTGGCATCGGCGGGACGCAGACCGGGGCGGCTCAAACTGGTGGTGCCGGCGGGGCGGTGGCGATTACGGCGGCCAATGGCGGAGCCACTTCGGTGGCGGCAGCGACTGGCGGAGCCGGCGGTGCCGTAACGATTACGGGTGGCACCGGCGGGGCCGACAGCGAAGGCGGCTCTGGAACGGGTGGCGCTGGTGGTGACATCAATTTGACCGCTGGGGGTGGCGGAGCTGGTGCTACTAGTGGAGTTGCCGGCCAAGTCGAAGTCACGGACGGCAGTGTGATGTTCCTCGGGCCCAAGGCTGAACCGGGCACCACCCGCGGTGGCAACTGGCTCGGCTTCGAGGATCACGGAGACGCCCCAAGTGGCACTGTGACCAACGCTTGCGTCGTCTGGGCCGATGGCGCCGGCGACGATCTGGAAGTTCTTCACGCAGACGGGACCACAGATTCGCTGTTGACCTAACATGCTCGACAAAGTACGCGAACAGTTTCTGGCGAGCATGGCCGAGGCTATGCAAGCGCCTCAGGACAGTTCCGGGGCCGACCCCTTCATTCTGGATCGGGTTTTGTGCCAGGAGATCGAGGATTTCCGCCAGCGTGACCGGCGATCCGGTTGCGACTGCGAGATTCCTTCTGTGTTGCGAAAGTACCACGGAGCCTTGGGTGTCGGTACGGAGATTCGTTTGTGCTGTATCGCCAAGGCTTTGGAGAAGCTCGCAGGCGTTCCAGAGGGGACCTTTTTCCTCGCCTTGGAGTTCGCGCCCGAATGGGACTGGGACTGCGAGGCGGATATGCACTATAGCGCCGGCAGGAATCCGGACGGCACGGCGATCTGGGCGACGAAGAAAACGGGCAAGCCACCGAACTGGCTGCTCAAGCGTCTCAAGGAAAAGAAGCGGCCTATCCACAATCTGAAGGGGTCGTGATCCATGACCTTCATCAAAAGCGAAACGCTTTCCATCACAACCACGACGGGCGGCACCTATTCCGCGAGCACGGATGAAGTCAACGGCCGTCTCCTGGAGATTCGCTACGCGAGCACCGGAATTGCCAGTACGGGTGTCTGCACCGTGAGCTGCACGGCAACAGGTGAAACGCTGCTGGCCTTCTCTTCTACCGGCACAAGCAGAGTGATTCGCCCGAGATTCCAACTTCACGGAACGACGGGCACGACTCTGATTGATCTTGTATACCCCAGTACGGGAACAGTACGCCAGATCGCCGGGCCGGCTTACTTCGTCAACGAAAAGCTCAAATTCGCTGTCGCCGGTGGCGGCGTGAGCAAAACGGGGACTGTCAAATTCGTGATCGGGTGAACTGATGAAAGTCAAAATGCGGACGATCTGGGCGCGCGGCAACGAGACTATCTTGCCGGGGACCGAGGTCGACTTGCCGGCGAAGAAAGCGAAGGAACTGCTAGCCAAAGGCTATGCAGAACTAATCCGAGGACAAGAAATGGAACGGGCCGTGAAGCCGTCTGGCGAGGCGGCCGTCGAAACTCGATAGGAGCCGGTCGGGGTCAAGGCCGATCGGGTAGGCCATGGCGAAGGCACCTGTTCTAATCACAGCGCCGACGGAAGAACCGATCACGGTTCAACGTGCCAAGGATTCTCTAGGCGTTCTCCACGAGGAAGATAACGCCCTCTTTTCTTATCTTGTGCCTGCCGCACGCCAGAAGGTCGAGCACGATACCCGCCGGGCCCTCTGTACCCAGACGTGGGATTTCTACTTCGATGATTTCAGCGACGAACCGCTGGTCCTCGGGCAAAACAATCCGGTTAGCAGCATCACCAACGTGAAGTACCAGAACACGAGCAACACTCAGACAACGCTCGGCACGACCGTCTATGAGCTGGCAAACTATCACGGTGTCGGGCACGTTCGGCTCAAGTACAACCAAAACTGGCCCAGCATCTTGGACCACGAGGATTCCGTAGTCGTCCGGGCTGTATGCGGCTACGGCGGCTCGAATGCGGTCCCTCAAATGCTCAAGCGGGCGATGGAGCTTCTGATTGGCCACTGGTATGAGAACAGGGAGGCGACAACCGAGGCGAATCTGAAGAGCACGCCGATGGCGTATCAGTCGCTAATCGATCCATACCGACTGCCGGAGATTGCATGATGGTAATGGCGATCGTCCAAGCGCGAATGGACAGCCAGCGATTCCCGGGCAAGATGCTCGCAGAGCTGGTTGACAGGTCAGTTCTCCAGCACGTTATTGAGCGGCTTCACGATGCGGAGGAGGTGACGAGCATCGTGGTTGCCGTGCCGTCACAAGATACCGTTCACTTCGCCGCCATCTGCTCCGATCTCTACACTGTTTGCAACGCTCCGATGATTGCGGAGGAGGATGTGCTGGCTAGATTCGTGGCCGTCATGAACGTCAACCGGGTGCCTGATGCACAGCCGATCGTGCGAGTGTGCGGTGACAATCCGCTTTTGTGGCCTACTGGAGTCGATGCCCTGATTCAAGCGTTCGCTGCTGAAGTCGATTACGTCGGCTACTGGAACGGGGCTCCATTGATTCGCACTCCGACGGGCTACTTTGCCGAAGTGGTCAAGGCGGGGGCGCTTCGCAAGTTGGATCAGAATCTACCGAACGACAGTCTGGCACGTCAGCACGTTACGGAAACGATCTATAGCCTTTTGGGCGGATACGTCTGTCGATGGTTGCAGCCGCCCGCGTGGTACACAGCGGACACACCCAACGCAGCCATCGATACGCCGGACGACTTGTGTCTCGTCAAAGCCATGCTAGAGGAGGATCGGGTGCCATGGCGAAAGTAATTGAAATCGGCCCCGTTGAATCCTACGGCCGCGACAGGCTTGTGGGCGACGGTCGCCCCTGCTACATCGTCGCCGAGATCGGGCAGAATCACAACGGCGATGCTTATACGGCTCTACGCCTCATCACGCAGGCGGCAAATGCTGGCTGCGATGCCGTGAAGATGTGTAAGCGGCACATTCCGAGCGACTTGACGGCGGCTGCGAGAGCGAAGCCATACGAAGGACCTCAGTCTTTCGGGGCTACCTACGGCGAGCATCGCCAGGCGTTGGAGTTGCCAATCAGTGATTACAAGCATTTGAAGGATCGTATTCACTACAACGAATGGCCATTGGTACTCTTCTCGACGGTGTGTGATCTGCGAAGCCTTGAGGAAATGGAGGAGCACGTCAACCCGCCGCTCTACAAGATTGCCAGTCGAGACCTGGACAATTTGCCGCTGATCGAGGCGGTGGCGAAAACCTACAAGCCAGTGATTCTGTCAACTGGATTCGCCCGTAGTGATCATGACGTGGCAAATGCTCTCGACGTGGTGCGGTCTCACCACTTAAACGTCGTCCTGCTCTATTGTGTATCACTGTATCCGGCGCCTGACGAAGCGGTATGTTTTCGACAGATGGAGCATTATCGGGATACCTTCGATGTGCTGGTTGGATTCAGCGATCATACCGTCGGCATTCACCTCGCACAGACGGCCGTGACTCTTGGCGCGTGCGTAGTCGAGAAACACATTACGCTTGCGCGGGCAATGAAGGGCACGGATCATGCGGCAAGTCTGGAGCCGGAAGGGCTGCGGAAGTTCGTTCGAAACATACGAGGCAGCGAGCGAGCGTGCAATCTGTCGATGTGCTACGCTACGTCCCCGACGCCGCCAGTTTTGGCAGAACGAGAACGGAACTACGAAAAGCTCGGCCGGTCATTAACGTCTCGCGGTTGGATTCGAGCTGGTGCAGTGCTGGTTGAAGCGGATGTGTGTCTCAAGTCTCCTGGCTCGGGCATTCAATGGAGCGACCGAGAAAAGGCGTTCGGTCGACGAGTGCGTGAGCATATCCGGCCGGATTCAACGATTTGCTGGGGGCACTTAGAAGGATCGGGTGAAGCAGATGGCAGACTACAGGGTTCAGGTATATCTGCGGAGCAGTCTTGAACATCCAACGGTACTGACTACCACATCGGCACGACACGCCAGGGAGTGGGCGAGAAACATTCAGCGGGACGGGTTGCGAATACGAGAAGATGACGCAGAGGTATACTATCCCGTGCAAGAGATTTTCAAAGTCAAAATTCTACCGTCTCCGCCTGAAGCATGAAAACCAAAACCTACGAAACGATCGACGTCACCGGCATGGCAGACGATCCGGCTAACGCGGCAGGGGAACTGCTCTATGTCGGACACGACTCAATGGACATCCGCCGAGCTGTTGGCGTGTGGCGGTGGCATTTGATGCACAAGCACCGGCAGAAGCTATTGGAAGTGATCGAGAATCGACGGGTGATTGATTTCGGCGGAGCGGCGGCCCCGCTAGGGTATGGAGCAATCATTGTGGACCAGCTTGCGGAGTGCAAAGCGTTGTACGATGTAGAAGGGGAAGTCGATACCATCGTCGCTTCGCATGTGCTAGAACACGTTGCTGATTTGCCGGGCGTCCTTCACGCGATACACCAGAAGCTAACGCACAACGGCACGCTTGTCATTCACGGGCCGCACTGGACGTTCACTAAGTTGCGGGCGGAGAACTGGCCTTCGCATCGGCACAACTTCGCCTTCTCGACAGAGGAGAATGTGCCAGACGGGGATTTGCGAATTGACGACGTGTGCCGCATGGTTGGCTTTTGGCCTGGATTCGGGGAAGCGGAGCGGGGCACGTTCATTTTTTTCTGCCACAAGCCGTAAATGTCGGGAATAATCATGGGCTGCTACAACGACGAAATCCTGTTCATTCACATCCCGAAGTGTGCAGGCTGGAGTGTGAAGCAATACCTCAAGGCCAACGTGCCGGGGATCACGCTGCCGGACGATGAAAACTCCAAGCTGCCAATTGGGCATATCCGACTTCAGGACATCGAGCGGTTCACCGGCCGATCGCCGGACTCATTTAAACTGATTCTGGCCATCATCCGAGAACCGTATGAGCAGCAACTGTCGCAATGGTGTTTCTGGCGTGATCGATACGCTAGAGGTCAACGTCATATCCACGATGTTGTTGCTGCCCAGTATGCGACAGTGGAAGGATTTCTGAGCGATCCGCGGTGCGACTTCCACGTCTGGTATGAGCAACACTTAGGATTCGAACCCGGCATGACACGTACAGAGCAGGTATTCAGTCGCCTGCCTGATGGCAGCACGCCGGAAGTCGGCAATAGGTACGAAGCATTTGGTGGCTGTTATCGCTATTGGATCACCGTTGACGATGAGATACCAGGCAACGTGCAAGTGATCCGATGCGAGGAGCTGGACACCGAATTGCCGAAGGTGCTAGCTCCGTTTATCGGACACGAACCACCGCCGGTGCCTCGGCTGAATCGATCGTTTCACGGGAAGAACATCAAAGCATACTATTCTCCCATTGCGGCTTCGCTAGTGGAGGCAAAGTTTCAGTGGGCGTTCGAGTGCCACTATGCAAAGTGGCTGTATTCTGATTTCGGGCCTAACGGGAAGGAATGATCGAATGACTACGAACGGACTACCAACGAAACCCAAGCCAACGCATCTACCGCCGCCGCCACCGCGATCGGCACAACCGCCGATGGAAAGACATCAGCCAACGTCTCGACTGCAAGGTATGATCGACGACAGCAGCGGCGAGGAACCATATCGCATGATCACCGGCGGGCCTTCTGGATCATCGACGCCTCGCAGAATCGCCATCGTCGGCAAAGCGCCGTCTTCGCGCGAGCTTGCCCCATACGGAAACGACTCCTGGGAGATTTGGACGCTTGCCGATCTTGTGGTTGCGCAGATCGCCCCACGGTTCGATCGGCATTTTGAGCTGCATCCGATCCACTGGTTCGAACAGCAGAACAAGCTATATCTCCAGTGGATGCAGACAGTAAAGGATAAACCGATCTACCTTCGAGCGATTGACGAGCGAGTACCAGCAGGCGTCGAGTACCCGAAAGAGAAGGTGATAAAATTCTTCGGCTGTCGCTACTTCACGAATACGGTGAGCTGGATGCTCGCGTTGGCAATCATGGAGCGGCCGGAAGAGATTGGTATCTGGGGCGTGGACATGGCCCAAAGCGAGGAATACGCTGCACAACGACCGAGCTGCGAGCTGTTCATCGGCTTCGCTCTCGGATTGGGAATCCAGGTAACGATTCCCGCGGAGTCCGACCTACTCAAGTGCCGTCGCCTCTACGGATTCGAGGCCGACGTGACGGGGATGCGGGCAAAGTGGCAGACGAGGACCCAGGAACTGCGGGAGCGGCTGGCGAAGAAAGAGCAGAAAATGCAACAGCTAGTCGCGGAGATTCACCATTTTCAAGGGGCTCTTGAATCGCAAGGATGGTTGGAACAGTGGATCGACGATTGTGAGCCGAACGGAAATTTGTTATGCACGGATCGGGTGCAGCAATCCAAGTAGCACCAGGCGTAATGGTGCGAGGAGACGGACAGATGCTGATGCAGATCGAAGTCTATTCCTGGGACATCATGGCCAACGAGTACAAATGGAGCACGCAAGCCATCGACCCGGAGTGCATCGCCAGGGTGCAGCCGAGCGATTGCATAGGGCCGATTGATACGGTCATCCTGACTTGTGACGACCAGGAAGACATGCGGATTCGAGGCACGGTTGAGGAAGTCATAGCACGCTGTAACGAGTTAATCCCATGCGTCCCTCTAGACGTGGACTTAGACGACATCGAGTAGACGTTCAGAAGCCAACGGCTGGCAGCCAGAACGCCTACAACGAAACTGCCGATACGTTTTCGACGCAGTGCCGGCGGTTCGCGCAGGTGCTTCCTCGGGATGGCCGCGAGGTGTTCAGAGCCCAGCAGGTTCACACCGACTTGACGCACGTTATCGAGATAGACTACGTGAGCGGCTTGACGAGCGCGTGGCGTCTGAAGTACGGAAGTCGAATTCTGAACATTTTGGAAGCAATCAACGTGGAGGATCGCAACCGCCGACACCAGCTCATTTGCAAGGAAGAGGAGAGTACCTGATGCCCATACGCGCACTCTTCTCGCACTTGAACAGTTCGACGGCAATTGCGGCACTTGTCGGCACTCGCATCTGGCCGGTGAAACGAAGGCAGAAGAGCACACTGCCGGCCATTACTCTAAACGTGGTGAGCGACCAGAGCATCAGCGCGTCGACAGGGGCAACGGGATACGATCAGGCCCGGATTCAGGTTGACTGTTGGTCAACCTCATTTTCCGGGGCCCACGGACTGGATATTGCCGTCAAGCACCGATTGCGAAGTTTTACGAGCAGCACGACAACACCGAAGATTGACTCTTGCCAGGATGCCGGCGGTAGCTATCTGGGAGAACCGGTAGAGCCTGGCGAGGACGCAATGATACATCGATTCACGAGGGACTTTACCATCTGGTATGCCTCGACGGGAACAACGTAACCTCCACAATGCGGGCTAGGGTCGCCCCCGAAGAGCGGTCCACCCGAGCCGCCTGCCCGCATTTGTCCTCGGGACGCACGGCGGGGCGTGCCATGAAAGGGAGCCTTCCATGGCAGATCCTGGATTTAACGGAACAACGATGACGTTTGCGAGCGCGCGCAGCCCGCTTCTGTCAGCCAACTACGACGAGACCGCGCCGGAAATCAGCACGGCCGGCTCGACATCGCCGGAAGACACAATCGTCGCCGGCACTCCAGCCAAAACGATTACATTCGAGGTGATCGGAGCTAGCACGATTGCAGCCGGCGACACCTCGTCTAGTTGCACGATCACTTACAACGACGGTGAAACTAAGACTCTTACCAAGGCTGTCTGCACGGCCGTCGCGGTGAGCGGTTCGCATGACGACCGTATCACCACCTCAATCACCCTCAAGCGAAGTACCTGATAGAAAGGAATCGGGATGGACCTACGGGAATCCATATTGTCAGCCGATGACTTGCGGACTGAACCGGTCCCTACGCCGGAATGGCCGGAAGTTGACGGGCAACTTTATGTCCGCACGTTACCGGCTACGGAGTTCGTAAATTTTTTCACGTTGTACGATGACGAATCAGACGCCATCAAACGGTGTCGGTTCGTCATCACTTGCCTTGTAGACGCCGAGGGAAAATCGGTATTCAGCCAGGATGATGCTGAGGCGTTGAGTCGCAAGGGGCCAGCGGTAAACCGACTAGCGGTGGCTGCGCAGCGATTGAACAAGATCAGCACAGGGGAGACGCTAAAAAACTCCGAGGGAGCCACTACCGACGTTTCGCGTTCCGACTCTGCGTGACATTGGGGTGGCCCCATCCTGATTACCTTTTGCTGTACCTGTCGGCCCCGCAACTTCAGGAATGGGTAGCTTACTATGAGCTGGAACCGTTTGGAGAGGAACGGGCTGACTTGCGAGCTGGAATCATTGCGGCGACAAGTGCCAATGTGTGGCGAAAGAAGGGGCGACCGGCATTGAAGCCGCGGGACTTTATGCCTCATTTCGACCGACACCCGGACGAGCCGCGGCAATCGCAAGCCGAGATGAAAGCGGCTGTCGATATGTTCAACAGGTGAGCTATGGCAAGGCAAACTAGAGTGACTGGGGCTGACGCTACTGCTCGCAACATGAGTACGCTCGCAAAGCTCGTAAACAAAAAGCTGGCGATTGTTGCAATGAAAGGAGCGAAACCTGTCCTCGATGCAGCACGAGCAAAAGCGGGCGTCTCGTTTAACAAGCGAACCGGATTGCTCGCCAAATCGATCAAAGCCAGACGGGCAAAAAAAATATCGAAGTCCCGAGCGTTGGTGGTAATCGGCCCGACACACATGAAACGGATAATGCGTGTCACTAAGACCGGAAAGTTGCGGGGCGTCAGTGCTAAAAAACTGGACCAAGCCAAAAGCGAAGGAGCACGATTGATTCCCGTCGATCCCGGTAACTATGCCCATCTCGTCGAACTGGGCACGGTACACAGTATTGCAAAACCGTTTATGCGACCGGCCTTCGACTTTACCAAACAACGAGCGAAGGAAGTAATGGAAAAGGAAGTGGGAAAAATGACTGAGGACCTGGCTCGCAGTCTTGTCGGTGTCTCTGGTCACGGCGCTGGAAGAAGTTGGACATAATATGGCAGCAACAGTCGGATCACTAAACGTTCAACTCGGCCTTTCATCCGGCCAATTTGACCGCGGGCTGCATGATGCCGGGCGTGAAGTTCGGTCATTCGGTGACAGCGCCCGCGGCGTCAGCGGGCCAATCGGAGACATGGGCGGCGGGATGACGTCCACGGGCAGCATGGCCGCGGGCATGGCCACCGGGATGATAGCCGCGACGGTTGCGATCAAAGCGTTCAAGATCGGGGTGGACCTCGCGAAGAAAGCCGTATCTGAGCTGATCGAGTTCGGGAAGAAAAGCTACTCGCTCTACAAGGAACAGGAGAAACAGGAGAAGAAACTTGGGGCAGTTCTCAAGTCCACCGGTTACGCCGCGCGGTTGTCGCTCAAGGATATGAAGAACTACGCCGGTCAGTTGCAAGAGGTGACGAACTACGGCGACGAGACGACGCTATCAGGTATGGCCATCTTGGCGACCTTCAAGGAAGTGAAAGGCGACAACTTCAAGCGGGCTTCTGCGGCTATGCTCGACATGGCAACCGTCATGGAAACGGACCTGAAGAGCGCGGCGATGCAGCTCGGAAAAGCGCTCAATGATCCAACGAAGGGATTGACAGCGTTGACGCGGGCAGGTGTCTCCTTTACGGAGCAGCAAAAAGACCAGATCAAAGCGCTTCAGGAAGCGGGGAAGATGTTCGAAGCGCAACAGATGATCCTGGCGGAAATTGAAAGCCAGTTCGGGGGAGCGGCGGCTGCCGTAGCCGATCCGCTGACTCAGCTTGGAAATCAATGGGGCGACGTGCAAGAGCAATTCGGGGCACTGCTTGCTCCCGGCGTCGAGATTTTAGCGGAGTCACTTCAGCAGATTTTGGACGACTGGAACAACCTTGACGAAGCCGCAAAGCAAGCGGCCATCCTGGACACCCTCCAAGCAGTCGGCACGGGTGCCGCATTTGCTGCCGACGTCATGCAGGTATTGGCCAAGATCACCCTCCAATACCTGAAATACTACGCCAAGCTAGCCGACCTGGCGTTGACTCAAATCAAGTTCTTCTACGATCAGCGGGAATTACTCGGCGGCATCGCGGGTGCAGTGGCAGATGAAGTGCTCGAATCGATGAACCTCGATCCGCGCGAGCTGGAAATGAGCATCAGCCAGATGCGACGGCTGGCACGGGAAGCCGGCCCGACGATCGACACTGCCCTGGAGCAGATTGGGCAACGCGACTGGGGCGACGTGGTAGGGGGATTTTTTGACGAGTGGCGGCGGCGATTGGAGGAACAATTCGCAGCAGGCGAGGATGAGTTGCCGGCGCCGGAACTCGACACCGGCG